CTACTCGCAGCTGAACCAGCGCATGGCGGTTTGGATCAGATGGTCATGATCCCCGCTTGTAGCCTCTTGGTAGAATGCATCGATCTCTTGCTGCGAGAGGCCCGCTTCTTTTGCGGCCCGTCGGCACAAGCCGAGGATCATAAAGGCATTGCTGTCCTGTCCAGTCAGCTGGACTGTTATGTTTGGATACTTGGGGGGCATTGCCCGGCTCCTCCAGCGCAGTAGACACGAAGCCTAGAACGCTCATTTATTCATTATTATCAACAGGATAGGACGATTCTATTCGCGCTTTTTCCATTGCAGTGTTTAAGGGCTTCGGCTGCGACAACTACGCGCCTGATCCCGCATGACGCTGTAATCGGCGATCATCTCGGCGATAGCCGACGCCTCCGGCAGCAGATTGAGCTCGTCGGCCGCGCGCGCCTGGAACTCACGGCTGTACTCGATGACGGGAGGGCAGACGGTTGCGAGGCGCTGTTCAGAAGCGACCGTTGCGCAGCCGGTCAGCAAGCTCGTCGCGGTCGCGAGGACGGCGAGCCGACGCATCCAGCATCCGGCGTTGAACATCATTGGTTTCCTCCAATGTTTCGAGACGTTCGACGAGGCGGCCCGTGCGTTCACCGGAGCGCCGGAGTGCGAACAGGAACAGGAGCACTGTGAGCGCGATGGCGCCGTAGCGGAGAGCCGTCCGGGCCCACGGGTTGGTGGCGAACCCAGCGAAGAGCGCACCAATCATCGGCGGCCCCGCTTCCAATCGTCCAGCCGCGCGTAGATCGTGATCGCGATCCCGCCGAGCGCCACGGCGATGAACACCCAGCGGAGCGTGTCGAGGTACGGCACCAGCGGCAGGATGGCGGACTGGGTCTCAGCCAGGACGCTCTGGGCGACCTCGACGCCTGCGGCGCCCAGCGTAGCCACACCGGCGGCCCCGCCGCCCTTCATGGTGCGGCTGTCGGCCAGCACTTCGCGCGCAGGCGGCGTTTCAGCCGCGAAGGCTGTCGCCCGGATTGGGAAGCGCTCGCCCCACTGGCGAGCGGGCCCGAGATCGACATGGATGAATCCCGAGCGCGGATAGAAGCCGAAGCCGAGGAACCCGACCTCCCGTGCCGCCGCCTCGAATGCCGCAGGGTCTTGATTCGCCATGGCGATGTCGAAGGCGGCGCCGTCGAGGTGCTTCGACCGAGTGGCGCCGCCCACGGCGCGGTTGTGCTCGGGGCTGCGATAGGCGGAGCGGACGATCAGCGGCTTGCCGAGCCGGTCGCGCAGCGCCTGCAGCTTGTCGAGCGCCGGTTCGTTGATCAGCAACTTGCCGGTGCCCCGGCAGGCGATTTCTGCGGGCGAGAAATTGGGCCAGCGCCAGGTGCCCTCGGGCGCTTCCCGCCAATGGTCGTAGAAGCTCGTGGTCATGTGGGTCCTCCAAAACGAAAAACCCGCCTCGAGGGCGGGTCATTGCGGGCTGATGAATGGGGAATGGTGAGCGGCTACGGGCCGCCGCCGAAGATCTTCAGCTTGATCGCGATGCCCGCGAGCAGCGCCAGAATGACGCCGGTGGTGATCATGCGGACGGCGGTCTGCATCGCGGTGCGGCGCACCAGCCGGATGCAGTCGACAAGCGAGCGCAGATCGCGGATGTCGAGTGCGGCCTCGTCGCCGTCGAGCCCGACATCGGCGAGCGCGCGCTTGGCGCCTTCCTCGGCCGCCCGGGTCAGGATCGCCTCGAACTCGGCATCGGGCATGCGCACGAAGCCCTCGGATCGGGGTGGGTTCATCGGATCCTCCTTCCGCCGCTCAGCCGACCTTGCAGCCCCAGAAGGACGTGTGGTCGGCGGCGAAGTAGCCGTCCGCGACCCGGAAATATCCCTGCAGCTCCACGGTATCGCCCGCGGTGAGCGGCACCATGGTCTGAAGCCAGATCGCGGTGGCGAGCGAGACATGGGTGGCGGAGATTTCGCCGAGGGAGCCGCGGATTTCCGTCGTGCCGTTCAGCACGAGCCGCCCGCGCATCCTCGCCGTAGCGCTGGCGTTGATCTTGTAGAGCAGCGTCGCGCCGAAGAGGTAGGTGCCGTCCACCGGGGCCACGAAGTGGTTGTTCGCGGCGTCGAACGCGCCCTGATCGTTGTAGTCGGTGTTGTTGAGGCCGATCTTCGTCCAGGTCCCGACCCCGACGTAGTTGTCGTAGTTCGTGTACGCCTTGAACCTCGGCAGCCGGGGCTGATCGACGATGCCGGTTGCGTTGTCGACGCTGAGCCCGTCAAAGAAGGTGCTGCCGTCGGCAGAGACCGCGAGGCGGAACCGGTCGGTTCCGAAGAGGCCGACCAGCGCCTTGGTCACGAAGCCGGTCTGCAGCGTGAGGCCGAGGTCGTCGCCCGCAGCCTCCTTGTTCATGGTGTAGAAGAGATCGCCGGTGCCGCCCTCGGCCACGGTCTTCGCCGTCCAGAGCGCGGCGTTCAGCTTGGCCGAGAACGGATTCGACGCATCCGCCGTCGTGCCGACACCCAGCAGCGCTATGTTCTGCAGCACCGCGGGCGTCGTGCCGATCCAGGTCGCGCCGTCATAGACCAGCAGCAGCCCCTCGTCCTCGACCCATGCGCGCCAGCCGGTGCGCGGCGGCAGCCGCAGCCAGGCGCCGTCGGTCCAGAGCGCCACGTTCAGGTCCCAGCCCGCCCAGTCGCCCGTCGCGCCCGAGCCGACGATGTAACGGTCGCCATCGGCGAGTGAACCGGGCGGCGCGGTCAGGTCCCTGTCGAGGACGGAGAGCTGGACGAGCCCGTCGAGGATCCGCAGCGCCTCATTGTGGGTGACATGCTTCTGGGCCTGCGCCGCGAGGATGTAGGGCAGCAGCAGATGGGTCGTGGCGTCGGACATGGGATGGCCTTCAGAACGTGAGCGCGACGGTCTTGGGCGCGCCCCGCCCCACGAGGGCGGAGAGCTGGTAGATGCGGATGTCGAGCGTGTCGCCGGTGGCGAGAAGCGCGCCCCAGTCCGCGGTCTGCTGGGCGGCGGTGTAGAGCGCGCTGGTCGTCGTCGTGCTCAACACCCGTTTCACGATGGTGCCGTTGAGGATCTCGACCTCGTAGGCTTCGAGCTCCTCGCCGAGTGGCACCTCCAGCCCGCCCCAGCTGTCGGCGGAAAGTGCGCGCGACCGGCGTGTCCAGCGGATCGTCAGATCGCCGGGCGTGCGCGGCCTGCGCCACGGCTGCTCGACATGGGCGACTGAGAACGGCCGCAGCCCCACGCCCTCAGGCGGGAAGGCCTGCGCCACATAGGTCTCGTCGCTGACCGGGCGGCTCGCGGGGCCAATGCGCCAGTTCCACGGGATACCGAGATCGGCCTCGGCGATGGGCAGTGACGCAAGCGCGGAATCCAGCACAACGACGCGGGCGCCTGCGGGCGCAGGGTTCCCCATCGCGCCTTCCGTACCCCGCTGACCGCGCAGCAAGCGGGTCACCCGATACCGACCCGGCGCCAACAGCTCGGCCGCACCCGCCTGCACGATCTCCCAGACGCCGGGCGCACTTTCGATCGCGAGTGCGTTCGCCCCGCCGAACAGCGTCAGGTCCGTGACGCTTTCGAGCGTGCCGGTCAGCAGATCGACCACCAGCGCATTGCCGAGATCGAAGCGCGCGGTGGGGCCCTGATAGAAGTCCGAGACCAGCGCCCCGATCCGGGCGCGGCTGCCGAACGTGGTCAGCAGATCGAACCCGTCCGTGGACGGGCTGCGGAACACCGCCATCTCGCCCGGCCGGGGAACCGCGTGGGCGGCGACCAGCGGCCGATGCGCGGGCTGGTCCTCGGTCAGCTGCGGCAGGTCCATCAGCACCGCATCCGGCGCGCCGAACACGACAGCCCGCGTCAGCGACGCCGCGCGCGGATCGCCGGGCGGCAGATCGTAGGTCGCGCGGTCCTGGCGGACCGCCTCGATGCCGCGCGCCTCGGCGTCGGCGATGGAGACGAGCCGCAGATCCACCAGCCGCCCGTCATGGGCGAGCCGGATCGCGTCGGCCGGATCCAGCGCCAGGCGCGAGGGCGGCAGACGGAAGGCCGCCGTCTCGCGCCCGACCCACGCCTCCATCAATGCGCGGCGGCATCGCCGCTCGGCTTCCTCGGGCGGAACGGCCATCGGGAAGGACTCGGACGCGATCCGCGTTGTGTCCACCGTGATGCGCCGCGCCTCAACGAGGGCCGCGTCGTAATCCTCGTCGGCGCGGGCGACCTGCCATTTCAACGCCTGCGGCAGCTCGGTCTCCTGGCCGCGCGTCAGTTCCAGCAAGTCGCCCTCACGGGCGGCCACGAGATCGTCGGCACCGAGCGTGGCGACGGAGGCCCGGCCGCGCATGACGAAGCGGATCAAGCCCTCGGTCTCGACGGCGTCGAAGCCGAAATGCCGCGACAGCGTTGTGATCGAGGCGCGCGGGCTTTCGAGCGCGCCGATGGCGTAGCCCTCGACCGCGCCCCAGAGACCGGAGACGTCGATCCGGTCCTCGGGCAGCCCGGCGCGTAGGCAGAGGTGCCGGACCAGAGCCGCGAGCGACACCGCGCCGAGCCGCCCGGTCAGCCAGTGGCCGAGCCGCCAGTTCGCCCCGTCCGTCCAGACGTCGGTCAGCGCCGGAAAGAACGGATAGGGCCGCGCGTCCCAGGTCCAGGCGGCGCATTCCGGCACATGCACCATGCGGCCGCCATAGACCGAGGACAGCGGATTGTTCGCGGCCTCGCCCCACCAGAGATAGGTCGCCTCGAGATACGCCCGCTGGATAGCGTCGTCGCGCCATCCGCGCGAGAAATGCGGCGTGAAGCTCTCGGATGACTTCGGGTCGAAGAAGACGTTCGGCTGGTTGGTGCCCCGGTCGATGGCCGGACAGCCGNGTCGAAGAAGACGTTCGGCTGGTTGGTGCCCCGGTCGATGGCCGGACAGCCGAGTTCGGTGAACCAGATCGGCTTGGACTGCGGCGCCCATGCCGTCGGCGTTCCGGACTCGACCCCGCCCGGGCGGTCGTAATGCGCGTTCGACCACCAGGCGCGCAGATCCTTGTAGCGAAAGACCCAAGGCTTGCTGGCCGCGCCGTCGGTGATCGGGGTCCGCACCTGCCCGGTGCGATCCGTCGCACTGGCATAGAACCAGTCGACGCCTTCGCCGCCCGCGATGTTCCCCTGCAGGTAGGCCTGGTCGTAGATCGCGGGCCAGCCCTCGGCCGCGTCGGCATGCTCGAAGCCGTCGCGCCAGTCCGAGAGCGGCATGTAGTTGTCGATCCCGACGAAATCGATCTCCGGATCCGCCCAGAGCGGATCGAGGTGAAAGAACACGTCGCCACTGCCGTCGCCCGGCTGGTGCCCAAAATACTCCGACCAGTCGGCCGCATAGCCGATCTTCGTCCCGGACCCGAGGATCGAGCGCACATCCGCGAGGAGGTCCCGGTAGGCCAGCACCGCCGGATAGCTGCTGGCGCTCGAGCGGATCGTCGTCAGCCCCGGCATCTCGGTGCCGATCAGGAATGCGTCGACCCCGCCCGCCGCCGCGCAGAGATGGGCGTAGTACAGCACCATGCGGCGCAGGCCCCAGTCGCCCGATGGCCCGGTCCAGGAGACCGACTGACCCGAGACGCTGAAGCTCGCGGGCGTCGCCGCGCCGAACAGCGCCGCGACCTGACTTTCGGCCGTTGCGGTCTTGTCCACGGTCCCGGCGAAACCTGCTGCTGGAGAACAGGTGATCCGGCCCCTCCAGGGAAAGGCAGGCTGGCCCGATGCGGCGGCATTGTCGGAATACGGGTTGGGCAGCGTGTTGCCCGGCGGCACGTCCATCAGGATGAACGGATAGAAGGTCACGCGCAGCCCGCGCGCCTTCATCTCCTGGATCGCCTGCAACACGGAGAAGTCGGACGGCGTGCCGCCATAGACCGGGCGATCCTGATCGTCTCGGCTGACGAGGAAGGCGCTGGCGCGGCTGACGCCATTGACCGACCAGCTGACCGGCGTGGTCGACTTGGCCGACACTTCGACGCCGGGCCGTACCTTGCAGGAGCCCGCGCGCAGATCGTCGCCGAACCACGCCACCACGAGGCTGACGCTTTCGACTGCCGGGGCCATCGCCTGCAGCCGGTCGAGCGCCTCCACCATGTCGGTGGAGTCTGCCAGCGCGTTCAGGTTCTCGGGCACTGTCGCGCCGCCGTCGGTCTTGCGGATCGCCTGCGTCGCGTAGGTGAACTCGCCCGAGGCCGGGATCAAGGTGACGGCGCGGGTCAGCCCCTCGGCGGTGTCGGCGTCGGCGAGCGGCCGAAACACCTCGAAGGAGAGCTGCGGCAGGCGGTTGCCGTAGGTCGAGAGCGCCAGCTCCTCGAAGACGACATAGGCCGTGCCGCGATAGGCGGGCGTGTTGGCCGCTCCCATCCTGGCCGCGATTAACGGGTCCGCCGTCTGGGTTTCGTCGCCCGGATACCAGCGCCAGGTGACGCCGGAGAGGTCCATCGGCTTGCCGTCGGCCCAGATGCGGCCGATGCCGGTGATCGGGCCCTCGCAGAGCGCGACCGCGAAGGAGGCGTAGTAGAGATACTCGGTCGTCTTGACCTTGCCGCCCCCGCCGCCCTTGCCGCCGCCCTGCGTGGTGGTCTTCGTCTCCTCGCGGAAATCCGTCGCCCAGATGATGTTGCCGCCCATGCGCATGCGCCCATAGAGCCGCGGGATCACCGCGCCCTCGGTTGAGGACGTGATCCGCAAGCTGTCGAGCCGCGCGCCCTCTGGACCTGCCCCGGTTTCGTTCCGGTCTTCTGAGAGCGATGCTCTCACCAAAGGAGACAGGATATGGCAGCGACACACGGCGACGAGTTCAAGCGGGATGCGGTTCGCATCGCGCTCACCAGCGGCCTGACGAGACGTCAGGTTGCGTCTGATCTTGGGGTTGGGCTTTCGACGCTCGGCAAGTGGATACGGGCGATTTCCGATGAGGCGAAGGTGCCTGACCGGGACGCCGATCTTCTGCGCGAGAATGAACGGCTGCGGAAAGAGAACCGTATATTGCGCGAGGAGAGGGAAGTATTAAAAAAGGCGGCTCAGTTCTTCGCGGCTCAAAAGCCGTGAGGTTTCAGTTCATTGCCAGCTATCGGGGCAGCCTTTCGCGCAGCCATCTCTGTCGCATGATGGGCGTAACGGATCGCGGGTTGCGCGCGTGGCTGCGCAGGCCCCCGTCCATCCGTCAGCGGCGCGACATGGTGATCCTGGCGCATATCCGCGAACAGCATCGGCTGAGCCTGGGCAGCTACGGCAGGCCGCGGATGACCGAAGAGTTGAACGAGCTGGGCCTGCGGGTCGGACAGCGTCGGGTAGGCCGTCTGATGCGCCAGAACGGCATCCGCATCATCCGCAGCCGCAAGTTCAAGCGCACCACCGACAGCGATCACGCCTTCAACATCGCGCCGAACCTCTTGCAACAGGACTTTTCGGCGAGTGCCCCGAACCAGAAGTGGGCGGGCGACATCACCTACATCTGGACGCGTGAGGGCTGGGTTTATCTGGCCGTCATCATCGACCTGTTCTCGAGGCGCGTGATTGGCTGGGCTATCAGCAACAGGATGAAACAGGATCTGGCGATCAGGGCGCTGAACATGGCTGTTGCCCTGCGCCGCCCGCCACCAGGCTGTATTCATCACACGGATCGCGGCGCGCAATACTGCGCCCATGACTACCAGAAACTTCTCCGCAAAAACGGGTTCAAGGTATCAATGAGCGGCAAGGGCAACTGCTATGATAACTCGGCCGTCGAGAGCTTCTTCAAGTCCCTGAAGGCCGAACTGGTCTGGAGGCGCGAATGGCACACCCGACGCGACGTCGAGATCGCCCTCTTCGAATACATCAATGGCTTCTACAACCCGCGCCGCAAACACTCAGCCCTCGGCTGGAAATCACCCGTGGCCTTCGAGCAGAGGGCCGCTTAACATGAGCACCTGACCGGAACAGAAGCGGTGCAGGTCCAAAGCTCTCGGCGTCACGCGCCATGATGGTTATGTTGACGCCTCCGCCTGCGCCGTAGCTCTGCGCCTCGCGCCGCGACAGCACGCGCTCGCCCCGCTGCAGGATCGCAGGAACCTCGTCGTGGCGCAGCGCACTGAACGACAGCCTCGATCTCGGCGCGGTGCTGGTAGTGGTAGCGTAGTGGCGAGAGCGTGACCTCCGGCTCGCCTGGCTCGCCGTCGCGCAGGATCAGCAGGCCTTCGGCCGGGACGCGCTCGGGCAGCACCTCACCGCGCAGGGCGGTGGCGGGCAGCGCCAAGAGCCGCGCGTGCAGCGCGGCGAGGATGGTTTCGCGGGGAGTGGGCATGGTTTACGGGCTGTCTGGGTTTTTGGGATGAGCCTTCCGGTCATCCGGGTGTAGGAGAGAGCGATCTTCCTCGATCTCGGAGTAGACCCAGACCATCCTGTCCAGGAGCCAAAGCTTCGACAGCATTGCGATAGCAACGCCAGTCATCGTCAGGGACAGATTCAACGCCGCAAGCCCGACGACCAGAAACACTGCGCCTGTCGACGTCGCAATCGTCAGGGCTCTGACCACCGGGACATGATGCGCGAGCGCCGCGTCCTTGCCCCGCAGCAGCCAGATGCGCTCGCCTAGGACACCCTTCGACATCCAGTTGTTGGTGGACGCCGGAGGTGGGAACAGGCGCGGGTTCAACCATGTCCAGATCAGCACTGCGCCTATTGGAAGCAGCGCCCACCAACCAATCCAGACGCGACTCCAGACGGCAACGGCAAGCAGGGGCAGGATCGAAACCCGCGACCAGCCACTCCAGGGATTCGCATGCCGCGCCCAGACTGTAGCGTTCATGGCCATGATCCGTTCGGCGCCAAAGCCGTTTAGCATTTCTGTGCCCCCGATCCTGCCAAATTACTGTAGCGCCGATGCAGGTCGTTGTCCGCCCGCCGGAGGTCCTGCCATTAGCCGATCCGCCCCTCGACCCAGTTCGCCACGATCAGCCCCGGCACGCTGTCCACCGCTCTCTCCGCATCCCGCGCCAGATCCAGCCGCTTGGGCAGCTTCACCTGCGGGACCAGCAGGAAGATCGGCGCGGTGACCTTGCCGCGTCCGGTCTTCGAGCGCGACACCACCGCCTGGCCCTTCGTGTTCAGCCGCCCCTCGGCCACCAGCAGGCTCGGACCGGTGCGGCGATAGACGAAGCGCAGCCGCAGCCCGCGTCGCCGTTCCCACTCGCCAGGAGTGATCCGGCCGCCGCGCAGGGACTTGCCCGCGGCGGGCAGCGGGATCGCCAGCCAGAACCCGTTTTTCGAGCGGATCAGCGGCCCGGCGTCATGCGCGCCGACGATGACCGGCGCCTTGGACCAGACCAGAGCTGCGGCGTCCAGGCTCTCGCCCGACCTCGGGAAGGTCTGGCTCCGGATCGAATTGGCGAGCCGTGTGCCGAGCCCCGCGCCGGTGATCTGCAACCGCCACGCCGACTTCAGCCCGGTCCCGGCCTCGCGCATGGCGGCGGTCACGGCGCGTTCGCCCGCGGCGACCTCAGCCGCCATCATCGCGACGATGTCGGGATCGATGTCGAGCTTCAGTTTCACGCGGGCCTCAGATCCACGGTCCAGACGAGCCGCTCGCGGTCGCGGACGGGCTCGCCCTGAATGAGGAAGGCGTCCCCATCGATCTCGATCCTATCGCCGGGACGCGGGTTCGCCACCTCGGCGACGCGCAGGTCGATCCGCGTGGTCTCGGACCAGAGCCGCGCATCGCCGAAGTCGGTGACCGCATCGGCACGCCGGGCGACGACGCGCACCAGGACGGGCGTGCCGCCGTCGGCGATGTAGACCGCGTCCCGGCCGATGTTCGGATCGGCGAAGAGCGCACCGACGGCGGCGGCGAAGGCGCTCATCAGAAGGCCGCGTTCAGCCGTACCCGGCCGATGGTATCGCTCGCGCCGCTCGCCACCGCCTCGACGGCCACGCCGATGAGGGTGTTGTCGGTGGCAACCGTGGTGCAGCGCTTGTTGGTGTCGTCCCAATAGATCTTGGCGCCGACGGTCCAGGCCTGGGAGCCGACCTTGGTGATGTCGAACACGCCGACGAGCGAGGTCTCGACGGGCTCGCCGAGGGCGGCCGCTCCGGCGGCGATGCCGAAGATGGAGCCGACGAGCAGACCATCGCCGGAGGCGACGGCATAGGGCGCGGTCAGGGTGATGGTGTTGCCGGGCTGGACGAAGTTTTTCATGGACGTGATCCTCGTGGAAAGACGAAGGGCGGCCCGTCAGGACCGCCCGTGTGTCAGGGTTCAGGATGGGTGCGTTACGCGCCCGGGTTCTTGTAGAGACCGCGCCAGTCGATCGCCTTGGCGCCGAAGTCGAGGCGGCACTTGATCTCGACGCCGTCGACGTCGAAGCCGTTGCGCGTCTCGATGTAGGCGCCCTGCTGACCCTCGAGATAGGCGTACTCGATGGTGTCGATCTGGTTCGGGCTGGCCGCGAGATACCAGGCGGTCTCGCTGGCCGCGTCGAGCCGGGGCTCGCTGATCGGCGCCAGTGTGCGGATCGACTGCGGCACCACGCTGGACGTCGCGGCGGGCACGAGGTTCTGCGCGACCAGCTGCTCGGCCTTCAGTTCCAACGAGGCGGGCACGATCAGGAAGGCGGGCCGGACGTTCAGCACCGTCTTCTTGTCGAGGCCCGTCTGCTTGGCCATCGCCGCCCGCGCCGCGCCCACCGCATCGACCGCCAGCGCCGCGCCGGTGCCCGCGAGGTTCTTGTGCGTGGTGTGGAACAGCGCGTTGCCGTCGGCCATGGCCGGGTTCGAGGTAATGATGCCCCAGACCACGTCCGACTCCAGCTGCGCGATGGAATTGCCGTACATTGCCGGGATCCGGGTGAAGGCGTCGAGATCATCGTTGATCAGCGTCTGGCGCATGACCCCGTCGCGCACCTGTGGCCAGACGAACTTGCCGCCCTCGAGCCGCTTGTGAACCAGCACTATCCCGGTCTGATCCCAGATCAAGAGCTTGATCCGATCCGCCCGCTTCGCTCGGAACACAAAGGCGGCTCCGCAGAACGGGTCTCTGGATAGTCCGGACCGGTTGTCCAT